TACTAGACCCTAGGTGTTCTTTACCGGTAATTCTCGCAGGACCGTGAATTTCTGGGCTTCCAGCGCGCTACCGCGCTCGGTCTTGGCCTGGCTCACGCCAGGCCGCTTTTTTTTGCTATTGGTATGTTTAGTATTCTATTTTGTTCTATAGGCTTTTGATTGGATAATAAAAAACTTTTTTATTAAAAGAAAATTATCCTAAGCTAATTGTCTATTCGTCCACGAAATAAACGCGAAGTTCCCCAGCAAGGGTTGGGGTAGCATCAAAAGGAGAACACATGGTCATGAGAAGGTTGTTTTGAGTCAAGTCTGAGACTGTGCCTAAGTCTGAGTCATAAGATATGAGTTTGTTGCAATTAAACTTCGTATTCACTAACGTAAAATTGCTAGCTGGGTCATCTCGAGAAATGCGCTTCACCCATTCAAAACGTTCGTCATTGTCTGGGTTAGGCAAGGAGTAAGCCGTAGAACCAGTGTAGATGGTGCCCATCGTTGGTGTGGATCCATTGGTTTGTTTGTCCCAAATGAAGTCGATAGTATAGGCTGAATTGGCGTTATTCGCTGCGACTCCTAACTCCATCCTTCCACGAAACACAACAGATTTAACCCGAATTTTTCGGCCAATGCGTTGTGTAGGGCCGGTCCCGAGGCGAATTGAGCACAGGATCGTATTGGTCACCATTTGCCAGGTATCAAGAGCAGCAACACCGACTGTGAGATCGAAGTGCTTCAGTTCTGGGCGATTAGAGATGCCGCGGGGGACATAGGTTTTTCCTCCAGGTACGGCTCCTGTAGATACAACGCCAAGCTTACGTTTCTTGTCTTCCACTGCCATTGTTGTTTCTGAGCTGCTGCTCTCATTTGGAGTCGGGTGCGTTTCACTCCGGGCATTTTTAGGGCAATAGCAGCAGGTAATGTACTTAAGAATGAGGGTGGCTGTGATGTAGGGGGGAATTTTGATTGTGTCCGGTATAGTTATACCGGATAAATTCCTGGGTTTTGGGGTGCTATATAGCTGGAACACCTAGTTTTGACTAGATATTCTATTGGAACCAACCGCGAATTAGCGGATGACTAGGATTTGTATACTTGGAACTGGAACACCAGGGTCTAGGTAATATTA